CAGCGTTATGGCGAAGAGCACAAAGAGATCTATGAATCTGAAACTTCAGAAAGATCCTTTGAAGAAGAAACAAAATTATCAGGCTTTGGTAATGCACCTGTTAAAGGCGAAGGCTCAGCTATCGCTTATGACAATGCACAAGAAGCTTGGACAGCACGATACAACCACGAAACCATTGCTTTAGGTTTCTCACTAACAGAAGAAGCTGTTGAAGATAACCTCTACGACACTTTATCTGCTCGTTACACTAAAGCATTAGCACGTTCAATGGCTAACACAAAACAAGTGAAAGCTGCTAACGTTCTTAACAACGGTTTTAACACAACTGGTTCTTATAATGGTGGTGACGGTGTTTCATTATTTAACACAGCACACCCATTAGTATCAGGTGGTACAAACAGCAACACTCAATCTACACCTGCTGACCTTAATGAAACTTCATTAGAAAATGCGGTTATTCAAATCGCAGGTTGGACAGACGAAAGAGGTTTATTAATTGCTGCTAAACCACGTAAATTAGTTATCCCACCAGCATTGCAATTCGTTGCAACTCGTTTATTAGAAACAGAGCTACGTGTAGCTACTGCTGATAACGACATCAACGCAATTAACAATAATGGTGCGATTCCAGAAGGCTATGCAATCAATCACTTCTTGACTGATACAAATGCATACTTCTTAACAACCGATGTACCTAATGGTATGAAGCACTTTACTCGTACCCCATTAACTACATCTATGGACGGCGACTTCGACACAGGTAACGTACGTTACAAAGCTCGTGAGCGTTATTCATTTGGTTGGTCAGATCCCCTCGGCATGTGGGGCTCTCAAGGTGCTGCTTAATTTGTAAGCGCACTCCTCCTGAAAAACCCAGCTCCCTCTCGGCTGGGTTTTTCTTTACCTAAAACTCATACATTTCATTAGATACTTATGTATTTCTCTTTGGTATTATTCACTTATCAGCAATGCTGAAATTTAAATTTAAGGAGAAACATTATGTGGACTAAACCAGCTGCTACAGAAATGAGATTTGGCTTTGAAGTAACTATGTACGTTATGAACAAGTAATTGTTTAACGTTTAACGTTTAACGGAGAGCATTTAACGCTTTCCATTAAAACTTATTATCTATTCGATACGGTAGCTAGGAAACAGCTTGAATCGTTTAAAAGGGATAATATTTTAAAAGCACCGACATTAAAGGACCTAGCGTCCTTTTTTGTTGTATAATGTACATAAAATGTGTATCATTAAAGTATTCGGGAAACATCAACTTATCTAACTGCCCCGACAGACGCATACACGATAGATAAGTTTAACTTTGTATGGAGAAATTCAAATGGCAAATACAACCTTTACTGGTGCAGTCCGTTCGGAAAACGGTTTCCAGTCAATCACAAAAAACACGACTACAGGTGCAGTTACAGTAGAAGCAACCTACGACACACGTCCTAACTTTAGACAAACTGTTGACTCTTCAACACTAAATGTAGCAACTGCAGTTACAACAACTTTAACAACAGCTCAATCAGGCACGTTATTTTCAATAAATGGTACAGACAATAAAGTAGTTAATATGCCTGCTTTATCTACAGCTAACGTTGGTACAACTTATGAATTTTTAGTTACTACAATTCTTGCTGCAGGTAAAACAGTAACATTCGTATTGCCAGGTGCAGGTGTATCTAATTGGTATGCAGCTTTAGCAGATGCAGATGGTGCTGCTGGTTATGTATTTGATGTTGCAGGTGACACATTAACATTAGTAGCTACAACCGCTGTAGGTTCAAGAGTAAAATTAGTTTGTGTATCAGACAACGGTACAAACTCTACATGGCAAGCTGACGTAATTTCATCACCAATAGCTACAGTAGCTTAATTAGGAGATTAATATGGCAACAGCATCAGATATATGGTCGATTAATCCGTCGACAAGTTCTACGTACTATCGTGCTGCTGCCGCTATTGGGAGCGCAGGCTCTCTAACTTTACTTAAAAATGATGCGGCTGTTAATGGTGCTGGTTATTTAGTATCTATCACTTCAGATGGTAATGATGTAGGTCTTACTTTTACTATTACTGGAATTAAAGTAGGTGATACTATTTCAGGTAAAACAACGACTGAAGATGTTACAGGACCAAATACCACAACAGTTACATCAACTAATTATTGGGCTTATGTCTCAAGTATTAGCGTTAGTGGTACATCTGTCAATAACGTAAGTATTGGTACAAGCGGTAGTTTAGCGTTACCTAGAACAAGACTTAAAGCATTTTACGTAGTTTGTGGTTCAAGTGCTGGCAGTTTAGATATTAGTATTAATGGTAGTAGTTCTATCTTTAATATATCTACTCCTGCAGGCGTTACAATTACTCAAGATTTGATATTGCCTGGCGATGGTATTTTAACTGCTAGACAACAATCAGATTATTCAGTAGTAACTGCAACTAATTTAACCGATTACACATTATTCTGTGGTTAATCATGGAAGAAGAGCCCAAAGATGTATGGCGTTGGATAGAGGCTCTAGGAGATTGTGTATAAATGACAACGACTAAGAAAAAGGGAATGGGGATTAAAACTTCTGTAAAGTCGGGTAACTTTCGCCCGACTAAGCAGGGTGCAGGTATGACAAAGAAAGGCGTTAAAGCCTATCGCAAAGCTAATCCCGGTTCTAAATTAAAAACGGCTGTCACAGGAAAAGTCAAACCCGGTTCTAAAGATGCAAAACGGCGTAAGTCATTTTGTGCACGTTCTGCAGGACAAATGAAAGACTTCCCAAAAGCGGCTAAAGATCCTAACTCAAGATTACGTCAAGCGCGTAGAAGGTGGAAATGTTAAAATGGAAAAAGTGCAAGAAGCTGTAGCAGTTCATTCAGCGGAGATAGATCATATGAAACGTGATATAGATCACATTATGGTAAAAGTTGATAAGATGGATACCAAAATAGATAATATTGAAAAAGTGCTGTCTGAGCTTAGTGGAGGTAAGAAAGTCGCTATGTATATGTTCAGCGGATTTGCTGCTGCTATAGCATTTATAGCCGGGTATTGGATGAAATAATATGTTTAAATTTTTAAAAGAACTCTTTGTAGGCAAACCAGAAGTAGCTGTTCAAACTGAAGAAGAACCTGTAAAACCTGTGCAAGACAAAAAGTTTGATGCTAAGAAACACAGAGAATACATTAAAGCTTTAGAAAGAGAACGCGATGCCACCAAAAAGTAAAAAGCAAAAAAAGTTTATGCAAGCCGTGGCTAACAATCCTAAGTTTGCTAAGAAAGTTGGAGTGCCTACTAAAGTAGGTAAAGAATTTACTAAGGAGACTAAAGTGAAAAAGAAAGTCAAGAAATATGAGGATGGTGGTGACGTTGCTCGATCACCACGTAAACGCTCTTATAGAGAAGAAATGTTTGAAGGCCTACAAAAAGCAATGGATGAAGGACTACTTGATACAGAAAATCTGCGGGAACTAAAAGCAAGAGATGTAAAAAGAATGCAAGACCTAAGAGATGCAAGAGGTATGTTTCAACAAAAAGCACACGAAAGGAGAATGGGCGCTAATCTTGATTCCGCAATAAAAGGAGAAGAAGCTAAAGCAGCAGCACAAGCTAGAGCAGCACAAGCAAAACCACCTATGCGTAAAGGAATGTCTCTAGAAGAAGCAACTAGATTAGGTGCTCCTATTGCGGCTGGGGCACAGTTGAGGGGGATGATGCCTCCACCACAGGAAAGATCACCTTATGCTCCCATGCCTCCTGGTATGAAAAAAGGCGGCGCCGTTAAATCCAAATCTAAATCTAAAACTAATTGCCGTAGAGGTGATGGTATTTGTAAACAAGGTAAAACTAAAGGAAGGATGGTGTAATTATGGCTAATGACAAAATGACCAGAAACCAAGAGGCCTATGCTGAAGGATTAAAAATAGCTAAAGGAAAACCAATATTAAGAAATATTGATAAAGCTGCTTCTAAATTAGCTTCAAAATATAAGTCAGAAAGAGAAATGATTGATAAAGGCTACGAAGATATGTTAAAAGCCAAAGAATATCAAGAGAAAGCAAATAAAAAAGAATCTCTTATTGAAAGACGTAGAAGAGAAAAGAAAGAAGCTTTGGAAGCAGCAAGTATGAAAAAAGGAGGCATGGTCAAAAAATGTAAACGTGATGGTGTCTGTGTTCGTGGTAAAACTAAAGGAAGGATGGTCTAATTATGTCTAACTGTGGAACTAAAAGAAAAATGTCTTATGGTGGTAAAGTTAAAAAAATGGAAAAAGGTGGGGCGTTAAAAACACCGGACAATCCAGGTTTAAAAAAACTACCTGAAAGTGTTCGTAATAACATGGGCTATATGAAAAAAGGTGGTAAAGTAAAACCAGGCTATCACAAAATGCCAGACGGAAAAATTATGAAAGACTCTGCACATAAGAAAATGAACGAATCAAAACTTATGAAAAAAGATGGCAGAAATGTAGCTAAAGCTAAAATGCAAAAAGCTAAAACTAAAATGCAAAAAGCTAAAACTATGAAACGCGGCGGTAAATGCTAATGATGAAATGTCGTGGCATGGGTGCCATCAAGAAAATGAAACTGGGCGGCTCAGTAAAAGGCTATGAATTATTAGAAAAAGATAAAAAAAGAAAATCAGAGTTTGAATCTGGAAGTCCTTTTAAAACAAAAGCAAAAGGAGTAGTAGCTATTCCTAAAGCAAAAGATATTAGAGATATGAAAAAAGGTGGCTCAGTTAAAGATGCCTGCTACAGAAAAGTAAAAGCTCAGTATAAGGTATTTCCTAGCGCTTATGCTTCAGGAGCTATTGCTAAGTGTAGAAA